TCCAAGGCCTGATAGAGGCTGCCAAGCAGTATATACAAATGGGTACGGGCGTTACGTTTTCAGAGACGAACGCCCGTCATCTGTTAACGTTAAAGATGATAGTAGCGCATTGGTATGACCATAGAGGGCTTGTAGGAAGCGATTCTGAAATGCCTTTTACCGTCACAGCGCAACTACTTCAAATCGAAGCTGAAAGGAGCGAATAAAGTGAGTGATGTAATTCAATACGCCAAGGTTATTGAGCCGTGCGTATACAAGAACGAATTCTATGAAGTCGACGATATTATTACGGGAACAGAAGAAGAAATCGAGCAGCATGTCCACTTTGGGTACGCTGTTTCGACAGAAGAAGCCCCCGTAGTTGAAGAAGAGCCCGTAGAAGAAGCCCCGATAGAAGAGCCTGTAGAAGAAACCCCGATAGAAGAGCCTGAAAGTGACGGTAAAAAGACCGCTAAAAAGTAGGTGAGCGGTGTGACCACGGTATCGGATATAAAAAGTCGCATAGAACTGTATCGCTTGCAGTTAACGCCTGACGGGCAAGGCGGGTACGATGAAACGTATGTACGAGTAGGCACGGTTTGGGCGCAGATACATCGGCCCCGATTCTGGGAAACCGAGGCGGGCGGAGGTCCCGCTACCGCCGTTACCCAGGGCATTACGATTCGCTACCGAAAAGAGGTAGCCTCTGATTGGCGTATTCGGTACCAACACACGGAGTACCGGGTACTTCATATTGAATACGGAGAAAAACGAGATGTCATGACCTTAACGTGCACGGCTGTGAGCCATCACGGATAGGAGGGGCTATGTATCTTCGAACGAATTTAGATGAAGAAACTTTTAGAGCCGTAGCCGATATCGCGCAATTTGACGCCCTTACGCAAGAACGACTGCGAGACATCATAAGACAAAAGGCCGCCGAGGTACAGCAGCGGGCGATTACGATGGCCCCCAAGAACACGGGGCGGCTTTCAAGTGAAATTAAGTTGGAGTTTGTAAATACGGAGAAAACCTCGGCAGCTAGAGTGTACACGAAAAATAAGGTAGGGCATCTTGTGGAGTTCGGGGCGGTTGCCACGGTATCCATTCCGACTCATAAGAAGGCCATGAAGCCCGGCGGACAAGGATGGTTTATGGCCAAAGCCATTATCCCCAGACGAGCGCCACACCCTTTCATGCAGCCTGCCATTGACATAGTACGTCCGACCATTCGAGAGGCGATAAAGGAGGCTATCGTTCGTGATAAGTAGAATTCCGTTTAACCAGGTACAGCAAAATGTGTATACGCTTCTTTCGACGGGTCAGACGATCCCTGTGTATGACAGCGTTCCGACAGAATCGGAAACGGATGCGATGCCGTATATCGTCTTAGGCGAGTTTCACGGCTCGCCTGTTGACGAAAATAAGACAACAGTGTATCACACCGTAAGCCAACAGATCCACGTCTGGACCCGAGGAAGAGCTAAAAAAGAAGTCAATGAAATACTTGATGATATGGTGTATCTACTGACCAAATACTCATTACCCCTTACCGGGTACACGCAAATCGGTACGGCTGTGATTGCGCAATACATGGCGTATCAGGAACTGTATGCTGATAATAACAGCGCCTATCACGGAGTACTGACCGTGGAATGGGTATTGCAGCAGGATATGAATTAATAAGGAGGAGCTTTTATGTCATTAACAGAAGATAAAATTAAAAACCTTCCGGTCATGGAAGAAAACTCGACGGCCATTGCCGGCAAAGACACTCTGATTTATATTGCGCTTGATAGCGCCCCGACGTGGGTTCTTTTGGGTGGCCAGCGAAACAATCCGTTATCTCGTAAGGCGGAATCGATTGACGCCACGTCGAAAGACAGCGGCAACTACAGTACGAGACTTTCGGGCATGCTAAGCTGGACCATGTCGTATGAAGGGCTGTTAGTCTTAAACGATGAAGCCGTTGAAATTCTTGAAAATCGATTCAATAATCGTAAGCCGGTCTTTATTCGCCAGGAATATCCCGACGGATCGTATCGTACCGGCTGGGCGAGTGTGACGGCCTTTGACGAAGACCACAGCTATAGCGGGGTATCTACGCTAAAAGTTACCTTTGAAGGCAAAAATGGCATTTCAGACGTACAGAAACTGTCGACGATCCCGGCTCTTAGCATGACCACGAGTACCGTTTCGAAAGCGGCCATGACGGACGTCTCCATTACGATTACGCCGCCGGAGGCCAACGTTCGTACGGTTGTCATGGCAGACGGAACCAGACTTTATCAGGAAGTTGATTATACGTATAGTCAAGGAACGCTAAAGCTTTTAAAAAATGGAGCTATGAAGGACCATCTGGTAATCGGGGACAACAACATTACGATTACGATTACAGCAGACGTCAAGCTTACGTATAAGCTCAAATTAACGGCGTAAGAAGTAAAGAGCGGTCGAAAGGCCGCTCTTTTTTAGTATTTGAAAAGGAGACATAACGATGAAAACGACACGAACGCTAACAGTCGGTGATAAACGATATGAAGCGTATCTCACTATTAAAGATATGCGCATGGTGGAAAGAGAAATCAACCAGTCGCTCTTATCCATCTTTGATGCAAGCTCTCTTGCGGTCATCTCTCGCATGACGGCCAACCTTGGTATTGACCTTGTTATGGCCGTTCTCAGATTTGCCATTCACGACGAAAAGCAGGGCCAAAGGTCTGACGATGAATTATATGACCTCATTGATGAATATTGCTCCATCGAAGGACAGACGATGGATGATTTAGGCGGGTTTGTGATACAGCTCATTTTCGACACAGGGCTATATAACAAGGTGAAGTTTCATCCGGGTACGGGAAAAAACGCCAAGCCGACGACATCGAAGACGGCACGATCGTCGTCGGCTCGATAGAAGCCTGGATTGAAAACGCGGAACCGGTGGCGTACGGGATGCTTAGCCTTAAGCCGCGTGAATTTGAGGAACTTCAAATTCAAGAGTTTAATGCCATGGTACAAGGACACCTCAGGCGAAAGAGAAGGCAAGATGAGATGCAAGCGTACTTTACGTACTGGCAACTACTGCCTCAGCTTGGCAGTAAGACGTCGATTACCCCGGCCGATATTTTAGCGCCGCTGTATCCGGACGTAAAACCCGATCCGAAAGAAGAACGAGAAGAATTACTAAAGGTATTTGGTATGTAAGGAGGATAGCCAATGACCACAGTTGCAGATTTACTGATTAAGATAGGAGCCGACGGCAGCGGGCTGTCCTCTGAGCTTGGTAAAACAAAACAAGAAATACAAAAGACGTTCTCGTCCAATCCGATAAACGAGTTCTCGGGGAGCGTAGATACCGCCACGGGTAAGGTAAACGCCATGCTGGGAACACTTACGAAGTTTGCCGGCGTGGCAGCCGCAGGCTTTGGATTAAATGCCATTATTGAAAGCGCTGTCAATGCCGGTGAATCTTTGTACCAGGTGCAGCAACGGTTTAACCTCACTTCAGCCGAAGCCGCCAAACTTTCGGGCATTTTAAAGATGACAGGCGGCGATGTAGAGATGGCCGCTAAGTCTATAATGCGTCTTGATAAGAACCTTGCCAATAACACGGTAGAAGGAAAGAAAGTAGCCGCCGTCTTGTCTCAAATGGGGCTGTCTCTTACGGATTCTACGGGCAAGATGAAGCCCATGAACGAACAGCTGGAGACCTTGGCCAAAGGCTATCGGGCGGCTAACGAAGCCGGACAAGGCCAAGAGTTTTTAATGGCCACACTCGGCACAAGAGGACTCGCGCTAACGAAGACCTTACTCAACTACGAAGAAGCCGCCCAGCGGGTATCGAAAATTAAGGGCACGGGGCTCGACCCCAAACAAATGCATGAAGCGTACATGCAGATTCAAGAAGTCAATATGCAGTTCAGTAAGCTCGGCACGGTAGCAGGGGGAGCTTTCGCTCCGCTTGCTATGGAGATTTTACCGCAAGTTATGGAAGGTCTTTCCTGGACGGCCACAAAGGTTAAAGAAAATAAAGATGCTATCGCAACGACGGTGGTTACACTGACCAAATTGGTGGCTGCGTATGAGGCGTTAAAGCTAGCTAAAAAAGCGGCGAGCGCGGTTAGTAGGGTCGTGGATACCGTGCGAAGTTCTACGGTAGATCAAGCTAACGAAGCGCAGCAACAGGCGCTGTCGAAAGCCCAAGAACGGCGCATTAATAAGGCCATCGCCGATAGCGATAGAATGTATG